GACATTAGGATATTCTAAATCATAATTTAAGATAGATGCTACAGTATCTCCTACATCATTAACTTCACATAACACCCATGCATTATTATATGCTCGTGCTACATCGTTGATAACATTAGGAAATAGCATAGGTTTAATTTCATTGTTCCTAAACTTTCCTACTATTTTATAAGGTACAGTTGTAATATCAAATACTACAAAAGCAGAATAGTCTCCACCTATACCTCTTGCTACGTCAACAGTAAGAAGATATTCATGTTTGTCTTGTGGTTCTTCATATATATCAAGACCTTTACTTCTAGTAATAGGTTCTTCAAATACTAATGCTCTCAATTTTGCAGCAGAAATTAAAGTGTCAACAGATCCAAGAAATTCACATTCAAATTCTTGAGTGAACTGTCGTTCAGATGTGTTAGCAATAGTCTGTGCTTTCCAATTAGCATCTCTACCAGGTACTTGAGACCAATGTACTTCTGAAAACTCATAACCATTTCTTCCATTAACAGCATCAGTCCACAACTTATAGAAGTGGTTCATACCATAAGGAGTGGATATGATTATTACTTTTGTTTTTGTACCAGAAGTAATAGTAGGATAAACACTGGAAAAGAAGGACTCTGCGATATGGTTCGGAACGAACGCAAACTCATCGAGGAAGATGATGTTAAACGACATACCTCGGACAGCAGACGCAGATGTAGAAGCTGCCAATATTTTACTGCCATTCTCTAACTCCATTGAACCTTTGTTCCATGATATCACACCTTGCTGAATCCATTTAGGTAAGTTCTCATAGGCAGTCTGAAGACGACCTAATAGATCTCGTGCAGTAGATGCTTTGTTAGCAAGAATACCAATATTGACATTATCATTAAACAAAGCATAATGTAAAAGGTACGAGACCACTGTTGTGGACTTACCAGTCTGACGAGGCAGTTTAGCAATGTTGAACCTGTGTTCATGGAATCTAGTTATAATATCTTCCTGAAAATCCCACATTTTAAACGGCACAAGACCTTCGTCAAGTGAAACAATCTTGACATGAGTTTTAACAAAATGTATAGGATCTTCCTTACATCTGATATATTCTTCTACTTGTTTCTTGGTAAAATTCTGGGCAACATTGGCCTTCTTTAAAAGGGGATTACCAAGATATACCTGATCCGAAGCCATTACTTCTTACATTTACAAGCGTATTTTTTACCTAAAACAACTGCAGCAATAAGTACTACTACAATACCTGCATTACCCCAGGTAAGAACAGAAGAATCTCCAACAGTAACAGGACCTACACTCAAATCAGGTGGTTCTGAAATTGTTTGCATTATATCTACGTTAGTGCCTTCTGGTGCATTAACTGTTATTTCTTTTTTCATAACTTAATTAGTATAAACATTAGGTGATGGAAGAGATCCATGTGATCTACGGATAGATCTCAACTCTTCAAAATCTTTTTTCTTTGTTCCTCCAGCATATGTCCAAGCATATCCTTCAGTAATCATTTGCTCGTTAAGGGACACGTCTGAACCCCCCACGTATAACCAACCAAGAAGACGGCCGTACTTCCCAAAACCGCCAACAAGTTCAGTCCTAATGACAAGCTCATCAGAACCTTTAATAGCATCGGCAAGTTTTTCTTTGAGCCAATTCGTTGCGTCGATTCCAAGAACCTTCTCCTCTTTATCTCTAGTTCTCTTCTCTGGGGTATCCACCCCTGCTATTCTGACCCTCTCGGTTTTCTTCAGGTCGAACCCCAAATCCAACTCCACATCTATAGTATCGCCATCCACTACCTTCTTGATCTTCGTCACACGAAAGTTGTAACATGAAAGACGGGATGGTGGTCTCATCATACTCATCATCAATCTCCATTAAAGCACTATTTATAGCCTCACCTGGATCAGTTTGGGACTGGCGCAACCTCCAGTCTCTCATTCTCTCTAACCACTGGTTCGTGGTACTCGATTGATTCAGTGGTAGACTGGTGTTCGCTACTGCTGGATTGCATGCTATCAACAGAAGACTCAACGGGATTAGGATACCAATCGTCATATTTAAAGATCCAATAAATTACAAACGATACACACACGAGGAGTATGAATACCATTATATTTATAGACCATATAGCATCGGAAGCATTCATTCTTCCTTCAAGCAATAGTCAACAAAAAGAGGATGTTCCCGTAACGTTGGGACATCCTCTTTAGCGTCTTGTATTGCTTGGAATGCATCTTCTGCATACTCGCAAATTTCTAATTGTTGTTGGTCTAGGGTATGATACCCTACGGTATAGTGGGACATGAACTTTCAACTCCACATTAACCTATTATATAGTTTCAAAAATAAGTATATACTACTATTCTGTTAGGGTTTCCTTACCACCATTTTTACCCATATTCTTAAGCATCTTTTGTAAGTCTGCTGTACTTCCAAGGAACATAGTATTGTTAACCGTAGTTGGTGCTGAACCTTTAGTTGGTTCATCCAATTTCTTCATTTTAGATTGTAAATCTATAAGCTTATCTGTCATATCAGCAACTTGTTTCATTGCATTAGTTGCAACTTCAAAAGCACGTGGATGACCAGATTCTTGTGCTACTTCTAAAGCATCACGAACTGCTTCTTGTCCTTGATCTATAAGAGAATATAATTGTCCTCTAGTATATTCATAATCATCACGACTATCATCAGTTACATCACGTAACTGTTTCTTTCTTGTTGTACACCCTCCTTCTGGGGTGTTAGTGACTTCAATATCGAAGACTTCTTCCATATTTTTAGCCATCTTATTATCAATTTTATCTGCCATTATAGTAATTCAATACCTTCATTAAATCCGAAGTCATCTGTAGATATTACAAGTGCATCATCTGCTGCATCAATAACACCATCCTGATTCTTATCTTCTTTTGCTTTAGGTGAATAAGTTAACTTGGTTGCTCTCTTACTTTGATTCTTATCTCCAATTGATTCGTATACAATTGCTTTCTTGATAACATCCGACTTGTTGAATGGTCCGTAGATGAAAGACTTGGCAGTAAACATCAAAGTCCATACAATACTTCTTCTGTCTAGGAAGTTATCATCCCAGTCATCAGCATAGTTAATAGAATTCAAAATAATAGAAACATCTTTTTTCTCATTCATATCAGGAATCATATTCAACGTAATGTTGAAATTAGGTTGAAAATAAGGTAGTATCTGTTCTAGTATTTGCAGTCCAGTATCTTGTGACTTTGCTATAATACCTAATTCAAATTCCATGTTATATGGAACAGGAACATATTGTATCCTTACTTCATCCTCTCCTTGAATAATAGTTTTATATTTTTGTGTTGGTGCTATCTTCCTAGAAGAATCGTAGGTAATACCAGACATTTCAAAATACAGTCTAGGTAATGTGATAGCAACTTTCTTATCCACAGTTGGGTTTTGTTCCAATCGTGTTAAGAATTTATTCTGTGGTCCATATGCAAGAGGCACTTTCTCTGCTTCTATTACAGCACCAGTGTTATCATACTTTCTATGTTCTATATTATTAAATAACGTACCGAATCCAATAACGGTTTTACGTATCGCTTCGTTATAAAAATGTGGTCCTAACATTACCAGTCACCAGATATATTTCCATATTCACCAAATGGATTAACCTCACCCCAATCAATAAGATCGTCACCTTCGGTCTCTATATATTTATTATCGCTATACTGAAGAGTATCTTGCGTTAAGTTATCTATAGATGTAATCTCCCTAACTGTACCAGATTCAGATCCAGTTAAAGTCTCACCAGCATTAAAGTTACCAGTTCTATTGATGAGAGTAAGTATATCTAAATTCCTATCCCAATAAGATACTTCAGCAGTAACTCCAGTTACTGATCCAGTAACATTCTCACTCAATGAGTAATCACCAGTACCAGCAGTATCCATTTGAATAGAAATAGATGGACTGAATATTTCTTCAATCTCATCAATACCAGGAACACCAGTCTCAAATTTATCATCACCGATTTCATAGATCTCGGCAGTCATCTGATAGATATATGTCTTACCTAATTGATAGAAAGGTGCTTCTCTTTCTACAAACTTAATCTCATACAAATCTTCTGTTAAAGGATAGTAGATCAAATCTCCTTCGTTAGGTCTACCATCAACTTCTGTTATGTCAGCAAAGTTATTAAATATCTGACTCCATCTATTTTTAGATACAACAAACTGTATCTCATCAGTTACTCTTAAACCAAACTTACTAATAAATTCTGAAGGTGATCCAAATCCCTCTACGTTAATGAGGAACATTTCAATCATCCATTGGGTTTTAAATTCAGAATACTTTATATCATCCAGGGTCATATCCTTTACAGTTGACCTAGGAAGATAATAAACATCTGCACCAAAAAGTTTAATTTGCTCATCAATTAAACTTTGTATTAAATTCTGTTCGGTAGATACACCACCGTGTTGTGGAAAATATATACTTTTCATCCGATCTGACCAATAGCAGGAAGTTCAAATTGATCTTGTCCTTCTGCTAAAATCATAGCGATTTCTTTTTGTGCATCAGAATAAAGTTTTTCTCCATTAAGAGCAACACCACCAGGGAGTTGAACATTCTGAAATTTAATTAAATTCTGACCCCATTGCCTTTTGATTAAAGCAGGAACATATTTCTTAAGCCATCTATCATTATAAACTTGTGTATATTCTTCTGGGTTAAGCATGCGATAGCAATCAATAAGAACATAATTACCTTTTACAATCTTGGCAGGATCTAAATCTAGGAACAATTTATCTTGTCTTTGATTCCATCTATACTCAACCAACTGTCCAGTATTAACAATCCTATCAAGAGTCTCGAAGTACTGACGAATCATATAATAGTTCGTCATATCAAAATTACCAAAAGCAAAACCAGATGAGAATGAGAATATATCCATCAAGAAATATTGGTTGCTCAATCCAAAGAGATCATTACGAACCCAATTAGATGATACACCAAATACTTTTGATATTCCTAATACATGATCAGGAACCTTTAAATAATTATTCCTATTTTCCCAAATACTATCACTATCAACAGATTTAACTGTTATAGTTGCATCACTATTACCACCAGAAATGGTAATAGTATCACCAATAGTGTACCCAGAACCATCTCCATTGATCAATATCTTTGTTATTACACCATTCTCTGTAGTAGTATTAAGTGTTAAATCTGCACCACTACCACCAGTTGTGGCCACTGCTGTACCATCACTATAACCAGTTCCTCCTGAATCAAGAGTAAATGTTACAGTGCCCTCATCACCAGCTAATTTAGTTATTTGATCAGAACCTCTAAACCTTTCTACATCATCTTCTGTAATTAGATGCTTAAGAAACATTCTTTCAATTCCATCAAAATGACGTTCATGAAAGTGTTGAATAGCGTCGTCAATTAAATCCTCAACTTGATCGTCATCTACATTGACTTCAAGAACAGGATGACCTAATCTCCTTAATGCATAGTCTTTTAACTCTGCTCTAGTGGAGGGCTGTGCCATTAATTATCTCTCCTTATGCTTGTGCTTCTGCCCAACGTAAGTTAATCGTTGCGTTAACAGATGAACCAGACGTTAGATAAGCGTTGATCGCTAGAACATCAGGACCATTCGGGAAAGTACCACGTCCACCAATTGGTGTATTAGTAAGTTCTTTTAGTTCTGATAGGTCTAGGTTATCCCTCTCACCACCACCAGAGGCAGTGAATGAGAATACCTGCTCTCCAGGAATTGCTGCGTCCAAGATAGGAGCAAATGTATATGTTGTAGCATTTGCTGATCCTGGTCGTGTTCGGTCAGACAGGATAAGATATACATGTGAACTACCAGAGTTCCAAATGTTAGCAACAGTAGTTCCTCCTTTCAAGTCACCACCTGTTACTCCCCAACCAATCTGTACACCTGCAACATCAGCCCTTAAGAATCTAACCCATGTAGTATAATAAGTTTGATTATCAGAGTTGGAAGCTTGTACAGAAGATGCAGCACCCTCCCAGGTAATGTCACCACCAGAGGCAACCTGTGCGAATGAAGGTTGTCCACCAGCACCACCTGTGTTTAATCCAACCCAGTTAATGTTTGCTGGATCTTCAGGATAGTTTCTAGGATTTAAAACACCCTCAATAATAACACCCTGTGAACTTGATCCACCCTGTGTAGTAATCTCAATGTTCTTGAGTAGTAACTGTGCTCGGTTGATTAGTTCTCTTTCTCCCAAGTCTCCTGTAACAGAATTAGAAACACTAGGGGATAGACGAATCAAGAATATAGCACTCTTATTAGTAGTGATAGCAATTTCTTTTTCTTGCCATGAGAAGAGATAACCACGGTCATCGTCGAATCCACCATCAGTTAGGAATGCAGAACCCCAGTGGTTAATCTGTGGTGTAGCAGTAGTTGATAGTAGAACAACACCAGTACCTTTACTGTGTTGTGTAGCAACACCTGCTGTATATGTTCTTTGAGAACCACCAGCGAAATTAGTATAAGTTGCTGCCCTAGTTAATCCACTTAATGTATTAATACTCTTATTAGTATATCTAACAATCTCATTCTCAATGATTAGAGTACCACTATCTGGGAATAGTCTTCCGTCCTCTACTGTCAATGTATCTTGAGAAGAATCTATAGCATCAGAGATCCTATCCCTAGCACCCTCATTAATAACCTCATACCTAACAGGTAGGTTACCAGAACGCATAAACGCTTCGTTATTTCTGTTGTTGTTCTTAAGTCTGTGTAGGAAAATAAAGTCTCCAGAAGGACCACGGAACATCCAGTCAATGAATCCAGCTCCATACCATGAGTACTGGAATCCCATCATCTGCATCTTCGTGATGTCAGTAACATATCCAGACTTACCTGTACCATCTGCTTTGTCAATATTCCATTCGTTCTGTGGAATCAAAATCTCTTTTGTTAAAGCTGCTTTAACGTTTGATACTGTATTAATTCCTCTGAAGTCAGGGTTCATATACAGTCTTGAATTATTGTCAATCTTTGTGACAAGATGAGACATACCACGAATAACGAGACGGTCACCAACTTTTAACTGTTCAGTAAACTTGGTATTAACACCAGTCAGTTCATTACTATCTGGAGTTGCTGTTACAGTACCAGCAATCTGATATGTGGAAGATCTTAATCCAACAGATATCTGATTTCCGTCATACTGAATGAAGATACCATTCTGATCATCAAAAGCACCAGCACGAACAGTAGCACCTTTCCACTTATAAAGTGAAACTATTGGTTGATCACCAAATTCAGCATTGGTTTGACCAAGAACTTGTGTAGCAATAACAGTAAATGTAATCTCATCAATAATTGATGCAACAATATAATGACCATTATATCCTGTAGTTGTTATGCCACGTAAACGTATTTCAGCACCAACCTGTAAACCATGGTTTAGGTCATCTGTAACACACGTGATAATACTTCCAACTGATGTGCCATCAGCAATAGCAGAACGCAAGTCATAGTTTGGAGCAAACAGAGCACCAGTGGTGTATGTAATACCTTTACCTGACTGATATCTAATATATTTTTTAGACTGTCTAACTGCTTGTGCACCATGAGATGGTGAACCAGTTCCTAACTGTACACCACCATCGAATGGTCTGTGTGTATAGAAGGAGTCTGTTCTAGGATATATCTTACCTGCCAATCCAGTTTCTGTTACGTTACCAGTTGCTCTCGCTGTATAAACAATAGAAAGCATCGATGGAACTTCATTAACATAGAATGGTCCAGATGCTAAACTATGTCCTGTACCACTAGAAGTGATAGAAGAAAGAATAGTATCTCCTGGAACCAATCCATGGTTAGTTGCAAATTCTACCATTATCTTCGCAATAGCAGAATAAGTAATACTAGATCCAGGTCCAATAACACCTTGTGTAGCAGCACTTACAGATACTGCTGGATAGAATGCAATCGTATCTCCTGCAAGAGGACTACCTGAAGCACTGATAGATGTTATACCACCACTATCATCAATACCATTGACAGTAATTGTCATATCATTAGCTGGTGCAGTACCACCTAATAAATCACCACCAATCTTAAATTGATAACCAAGTTGATAACCACTACCTGCAACAGCAATAGTTGGTTGATAAAGACCACCAACAATTGCTGGTAAGAATTGAGCACCAAAAGCAGTTGGGTTTGTTGGCATCTTAACAAATGTAGCACTACCAGTAACAGGAGTACCTGCTGTATTAATAGCAGTAATAGCACCATTAGCATCAACTGAATTAACAGTAAGAGTTATATCATTAGTACTATAATCTCCACCAACCTTATTACCACGAATAGTAATTGTATCGTTATTAGCGTATCCAGTACCAGGGTTAGTTATTGTAACATTATATGCTGGAGTAGTTGTAGTAGATATATTTGCTGTAATCGTACTTACTGTGATTGTTTGATCATCAGCAGGATTTGCTCCAGCATCTTCAGATTGAACTGAAGTTGTGAATCCTACACCAGGTGTCGTAGCAAACAGATCAATAGTGTATAATGCAGAAGCACCTTCACCAATTGTATTACCTGCTATAGCATAACATGATCCAACACTATTGTTAATTACACCAATAAGAGCATTTCTTACTTCTAATCTGTCATCAGTTGACAGTGCAGTATAACTATGTGTTGTTGTACCATCAATAGTTACATTGAAAATATCATCAGTTTCAATGATACCACCAATTTCAATCCTATCAACTTGAGTAGTAATTTCACCATCACCTGTTCTTACAACAGTGAAAGCAGAGTTAATACCACTACCAGATGTTAAATCCTGTTCTAGAGAGAGATAAGATTGTGTGGAAGAAATACCAACACCGTAATAAGTAAACGATGTGATGTCTCCATTGGCTCCTACACCAGTAATATAAAGATCAAGATCATTAAATGGTGATGTACCACCAAGACTGTTACCATAAACAACTATCTTCTCACCGACACTATATCCAGTACCAGCATTTACATTAATACCAGATTGAGTACCAGTTATAGTAAAGGTATCAACACCACCACTTCCAGTTATACCAGTAATATCAATGATAATATTATGTACACCATCTGATCCACCTACAGCAGATCCATTAATTTCAAATTGGTCACCAATACTATAACCATCACCAGCAGCAGCAATACTTACAATATAAGGACCTCCAGAGGAATCTCTCTCGACATTCCACATAGCACCAGTACCAAGAACTCCAGTAGCAGGAGTATAACTTACATCAGGTGATACATCACTTAATGAATTATAATTGTGAGTTGTATTAAGTGCTACATTAGTATAAGAACCTTTAGATCTTATAAAATCAAATCCTGTTGTTGTACCAAGACCAAAGTTTTGTGGTGCACCAGGTAATTGTGTGGAAACAAAACTGTTACCTGTTTTAGAAACAGTGTATGGAGCAGATAATGTAACAACATTACCTTCAATATTAGTAACAAAAATAGTATCACCAGAACCATTATTCAAAGCAGATCCAATCTCAATAGTATTGGTATCGTTGAACGTAATTGTTGATACAGGTGCAGTGAATGAATTTGTAATTGCAAGAATAGCATTTGTGTCAACAACACCAGTTACCTGTGTACCAGAAGCAATATTAACTCCTCCTAAAGGAGCACCAAGAGGTGGTAGTGTTGAGTTAGTTGTCACACCTAAAGTAACAGCTCCTGGTGGTGTAGAACCTTCTGTTGCAAAGTTTCCATTAGCACCTTGTGTCTGTACACTGAATGTAGGTGATGTACCAATTTCAGCACCAGTATAGAATCCTGCTTCTTTCAGAATTGTAAAACTAGATTTAACACTAGTAGCAGGTGAAGTTCCTACTTTTGCTTTTGAATAATACTTGAATTGTGTTGCACTAGGAACAGAGTCAATAATAAATGAACCTTCAGCAGAAGAGAATCCAATAACAGAATCTGATAAACCTTTGATGCTGATAGGATCACCAACATCCATCTGATGGTCAAGTTCAGTATCTACAGTAATCAAGGAAGGACCTAAACCACCACTACCTTGAGAAGCGTCTGTGGTAATACCAGAAACCGCAATATCAGAACCAGGAATCTCGTAGATAGAAGGATAATTTCTTAATAAGTCAATACTTTGCCACTTCGTTGGTTGGATACCATACTCAAAGTCAGCGTCAAGCATGGATTGAGGATGAGCGAATCGCATACGCTCAATAGCATCAGTACCAAATGCATATGGTCTAATTGTTTGTTCGTCTACTTCAACAAAGAACTGAATGCCATCACTTGCTGAATAGGCAGTAGTATCATATTGGAAAGTAACTGTTGTAACACCGTTTGATAACGTGTTAGCATACGGGAAATCTGGATCAGATCCATCGGTAGTCTCCGTGAACACAACCGATATTGGTAATGTAGAATCACTGAAGTTATACAGAAACTTATTTGCTGTTGTATTAGTGATCAGCAAAATCTGATCTAGTTCAACCTTACCGAGAACTTTTAATGTTCCTGCACCAGCGACACCTGGAGAGAATACATAATCTCTTATCTGTTTCTTTGCCATAATCCTTGTTTATCCTAGTGCGATTGAGAAAGCAGC